CTGTAACTGTGTTTAAACCATCAGTAACTGAAAAAATATCTACATCAGATATAGAGTTACCACCGTTTGCTGCAGCATAAAAAGTTGAAAACTTAAATATTTTTTTAAAATCAACCTGTGCACAACAATCTTTTGGCGCTGTGCAAGCTGTCAATGCTATACATATTATTATAATTAGTTTTTTCATTCTTTTATTTTAATTGTTATATCATGCGGCGCAAATTCATTGCCACCAAAATAAGGGTATAAATAATATCTTCTTATCGTACCCCAAAAACCATCAGGTCGTCTACGGACCATTGTGGTATCATTGTTAACTACTATTACATAATAAAACGTATTTATATCAATAACAGCACTATATATTTCATTTAGCTCTATATTTCTTATAAAGCCAGACGAGTTGTTGCTATTTTCACGTTTCAACCAACAAAGCTCTACATTACCTTTTACAAATCTCCAACCCAACCTTATAGAGTATTTTTTATGTGTTTTGCCAAAATCACTAAAACCATATATTTTGTTAACATCATATTGGTTTTCTGGTATTTCAGTTGTATACTCTGCTGACTCATCAAGTATAAACTGAAAGTTAATTCTAGAGTTGTCAGGGTGATTAAAATAAGAACCAGACCTGTGTTGACCTTCGGGTATAATATAGGTTCTAAAGCCAAGATCATCAACGCTTTTAGTACAAGAAACAAACATTAAAAGTACTAATAGTTTTTTCACGTCTTATTTGATGTGAGCATAACAAAGACCTGATTTATTAGTTGTTTTATTATTACATCTACCACCTTTACTTTTAATAGCAGTGCATTGTTTTTTCTTAGCTTTTTCCTCTTCTTTTAACTTTGTTTTAACTTTTTTTGCTTTTGTTTCTATGTTAAGATCCCAAGGATTCCAACCCATAAGTAAACCAATCTTATTCATTGCTTCTGTTTCTGAGTCTGAAGCTAATATAATGTTTTGAATTTTCTGAACCATTCTATCCGTAGGTATGTTTGTAAGAGCGGAGCATAAACTAGCAAAAGAATTAAACAAAGGGTTTTCTATACTAAAACCCATCTCTTCAATAGCTTTTCTATTATATTTTTCTGTTGTTATAGATCCGTATAGTTTTCTAAGCTTAGAGCCTATTGTTGGTGATAAATTAGCAAACTGAAGTATAGTGTAAGTGTGATCTGCATTCCAACCTTTTTCATTTTGCTTCCTATAAGTAAGATATGCATTTTTTAACGTAACAGCGACTGCTCCAGTTAAACCCAAACCGTTAAGTATAGTATCTATCATGCCATTAGCAATTCTTTCTGTTTTTGTATCCCACTCATCTTCATCTCCCAACGCGGCAAATAAAGCTGATTGCAAAGCTCCAAATATAACATTTTGAATAAAACCGTAATAAGCTATTTTAGATAAATTTTCCCTTGTACTACCTCTTTTGTTTTTTATATCTAATATAGCTTTTATCATCAACCTATTATACTGCATAGGAGTATTTTTAAAAGCTAATAATAATTTACCTAAACCACCAGCTTGTTGTTCTGATATAAGATCTGGTCTTGAAGATTGTTGTCCTTTTTCTGTTTTATTTTCAAAATCATTAAATGCTTTTTGCTCAGCAGCTTCTTGGGAAAAACCTTCTTTTATATATGTTTTAACTCTATTTCTATAAAAAATAGCACCACCTGAAGATATTGCAAAGCTATCAGCTATTTGTGTGGGTGCAAATCCTTTTTCTAGTAAAAAAGCTATTATAGCTTTTGCTTTGTTTTGCTTACCTTTTAAATAAACAGTAAGCTCGTTCATGTTAACATCTTGCCTGTTTCCAGATCTTCTTTCTTTTAAATAATCAGAATTAAATATCATTCCAAAGTCTTTTAAAAACTGAGGAAAGTTAGCAAAAGCTAAAGCCGCTTTAGCGGGGTTGTTATCAGTCCAATTAACGTAGTTAAAAGAGGATATTGTTTGAAGAACTGCAGAACGCATGTTGAAAAACATAATAGCTCCTACAGAGTTGTTAACCCAGTTAAGCCAAGCTGTTTCTATTCTAGATGAAGTTGATTTTCCTCTACCAAACTCCATTCTGTAAAGCATATCATTTAAAGAATCTACAAAATTATTTCCATAAATAGTTCTTAACTTATTTTTATTTTCTGAAGAAAATATTTGTTCAACGTTTTCTTTCCATTCAGCCAAAAACTTTGCTCTACTTGTTTTGTTAACTCCCGAGTCAAGATCATATGCTATATTTTCTACAGTCCAATATTCAGTAGGTAAAACGTATTCACCATTATTAAGATTTAAATCTTTAAGAGAGTTTTTAAAATCAAGTAATTCTTGGTCAGAATTAACAGCATCAACTAAAATTTTTTGATCTCTTTTAGATAAACCTAACTCTTGCATGTTAACGCCCATGTCGGTCCATATAGCAACTCTTATAGCTTGGTCAATAGTAAATTTTGAACCTTTAACAGTTTTGTTTAATGATTTTTTAACTAAAGGTAATTTTTTTAACAAAGCTTTATACTCTGATTTAACTCTTTGGGCTTCTTTGTTTATTTTTTGATAAGCTCTATCGTAAGGATCTAGTATAGCAGCTTTAAAAAACTTCATTTGTTTTTCTCCAAGCTCTCCTTTTCCAATAATTCTATATAAAAACAACTCTAAGTCGTAAGCTGAAGGAGGGTAAACATAATCCCAAAACCTAACTATTGACCTACCTTGTATTTGTCCTTGAGCAGGAGAGTAAGTAGCCTCTGCTTTAATGCCTTCGTTTTGTTCTAGTATTTTGTTAAAATCAACAGACAAAGAAAATCTAACATTGTTGTCTTGTTTTTCTATAATAACATCTTCAGCGGTTTTACCATCTGAACTAAACATATCATCTCTTAACTCCGTAAGCATTGCTCTAAGCCAGTCCATCGCGTTAGTAGCACCTCCTTCATCATCAATAATGTTAGTAACACCTTTTGTAGTATGTATTTGGCCGTGGTTTGCAAATATTTTATCTAACTCACCGTCTAAATCAATACTTTTATCTTTTAAGTATTTTGCTCGTAAGCTTGCAATTTTAGCCATAGTATTTGCGTTTGCAGCTGCGTGTTCTCCTTTTGTACCCAAAGCCGTTATAGCAGCAGCAATAGCAAGTTCTTCTGTAGGATATTTTGGTTTTCCACGCAGTTCTTTAATTTTGTATTTTGGCCCATGCACTGCTTTTTTAGCTATATCAAGCTCCATTTGAAAGTAAGGATGTGACTCACCTGGCTTTTGTGATCCTTCTAGTACAGTTATAAGATCTAAAGTTGTTAATGCTCTAAACCCAGAAACAATACTTGTTTGTGTTTGCAATAATTGTATTATAGAAGCATCGTCATTGCTAGTAGTTATCAATGTTTTAGCCAAAAGCTTTGCTAACATAATATTAGCTTTACCAGCTTCTTTAATTTGTACAGATAGTTTTGCTAATTCAGCTTTTTTCCATTTAATATTGCTACCGTCGATCTTGCTATCACCGTCAAAAAGTATTTTTTCAACAGCTTTAAAAATAGAATACTTTTTATTCATCAATCTTATTTTGCTAAGATTTAATCCTTTAGGAAGTGTTATATTTTCAGAGTTTTCAACAGCTGCTTTTAAATCTTCTAGTTTTTCATAATACTTACCGCTTAATCCACTTTCTTTTAACTTTGCCGAGTCCATTACTCTGCTAGTAAAACCAAGCCAGTCATAACCTATAATTTTCATAACGTTAGGACCTAAAGTAGTTGCTATTGTAAAAGCTTGAAGGTAAAGATCTTCTAATGCTTGTTCATCATATCTAAGATTTTTTACGTCTTTAATTTTTTTCTTTGTAGCATCACTAATATCTGGATCATTATTAACTTGAACTTTAAAACGCGTGCTTTCACTATTAGCTATAAAAGCTTTGTCATACATAAGAACAACAAAATCAATTGTTTCTTTAGAAGCGTTTGGAAACTCTGCGTTTAACTCTACAGTTAAATCTTCAGGAGAGACTTCGTAAGGAATAAAACCCCTAACATATCTAACCATGTCACCGGCTTTTTGTGCGTCAAAGTTGTTTATGTTAAGAGTTGTATTGCTAAACCTAACGTTTAACCCTCTGTCTATTTTTAAGCCAATAGTTGCTATTGTTGACAAAGCGATATCGTTTGTTTCTTTAAACTCTTTTGAAGATATAGTTTCCATGACAGCATCAAAACCTATAATAAGAGAAAGTGCTTCTATTAAAGAGTTTTGTTTTGAAGCTGGTCTACCTTTCGTTGGGTTTAAAAAATTATCAACCCATTTTGTTTGTGTGTCTTCGTTCCAAGGTAGTTTTTTAAAAAGATCAGGACCCGAAGTTCTTGAAGTGCCTTTAGGTAGTAAACCCTCTCTTATAGCTTCGTCAACTCTTGTAGGGCTTATGTTTGTTTCTGTTTGTATTATAAAATCTTGAAAAGATTTGTTAAACACTTGTTGAGAAAACACATCATACAAAGCTTTTGCGTTGTTTATTATAAAATCTTTATAACTTTGCTTGCCAGGGCTTCCCCCTATAATTCTTTTTATATCATCAAAAAACTTATCTTGAAAATACTTAGCAAGTATTGCTTTAAACTCTGGTGAATTTACACTTGAAATTTCTCCAGGTATTATAGTTTTTACAGCTTCAATTATTTTTTTGTAAAGTGCACTACCTTTTTCTATGCCTAGTATTTTTCTTAGCTTTGAAAAAGTAACATCTTCTTCAATAGCTAAGTCTAAATCTAAAACATCATCAGCAGCAACGTCGTCAATAAATGAGTTTTCGTCATCTAACCTTTGTACAAAATTAAAATCAAGCTTTTTAGTAACATCTAAACCTTTAAGCCTAGCGTAAGCTACTATAAAACCAAAAAGATCATCATTACCTATTTGTTCACCGTCTTGATTTAACTTTCTTGTACCATCTTCATTGTATTCTGCAACTTTAAACGTTTTAATATGTTTAATTAACTGTATATAAGTATCTTGTAGATAGTCTTCTTGCTTAAAATCATCTAGTCTTTTTACTTCTGAGCTTACGTACTTCATTATAAGACCATCAAGCTTACCATACAAGTATTCAACAACTTTATTAACACCAGAATTATTAAAAGTTGTTTGGTCTGTTTTGCCAAAACTATTTGTTTTTGGTTTTAAATCTGTTAACGAAAAACTAGTGTTTGACTTGTCTTCTGTTGGTGTTTTTCTTTTTATTGGATCAGAACTAGTATTCCTTTGTTTTATGTAGTTTTCAAGCCAAAGCTGAATATCTTGCCAGTTATCAAATCTGATATTTTCATAACCTTTTGATTTCATTATACCCATAAGAGCTTTGCCTAAAATTCTCATACTCTTACTACTTGCTTTGAAATCACCTTTAATAATACCGTCGATGTACATTGTCAAAAACTCTTCTTGAGTGTTTAAATCAGATAAGTTATACCCGGCACCTTTTAATCTTTGTAATATACTGTTGTAAGCTTTTACGCTTAAACTGTTTTTAAAGTTATTTATAACAACTAAACCTTCTGCTGTTATATTACCTTGAGAGTCGCGAAAGTGTTTTCCAAAAAGAAAATGAGCAGCTTCGTGTTGAGCAACAGATATAGCGCCAACGTTTATAGCTATGTGTTTATTGATAAACATAATGTTGCCAATTTGAAAACCATCAGCTTTTCTCATTTTGTTTATTTCTTCAGAAGTATAACCTTTTTTACCTCTGTTTTTTTCTATGTGATCGTTTAATTCTTGTTCTGTATTAAAAACTACAATTTTACCACCTTCTGATTTAACTATATTTTCAACACCTTGCAAACCATCTTCTATCATTCTTTGGTTCGCACGATCTTTAACGTCATTTATTTGATTATGTATAGCTAGTTTTTCTTCTTCAATATTTTGTAATATTAATTTTAAATCTTTAGCCATTTGAGGCTCGTATTTCTCTAAATAACCCATTAAAGATAAATTTTCTTCTTTTGCAAGTTCAGCTATTGTTTTGCCATTAATTTCAAAATTTAAAAAATAATCCATTTTTTCGTCTATAGCTTTAGCCGACAAACGGCTGTATTCGTTTAAAAAGCTTAATAAATTTGTTTTTTCATCTTTTGTTAAGTAAGCCTGTAACTTTTTAGAAACGTTTACATGGTCAGTTAACTCTTTAATTATTTTGTCTATTTTTTTCTGTAAAAGAGCTTTTACTTTAGGGGATATACTTTCGCTAATAATAGATTTTAATCTAGCTACTTCTGAAATTTTAGAATTAACAAAGTTAATACTAGCTGGATCCATTCTTAAAGCTCTATTTATCATTGCTCCAGTAGAACTAGCAAAAGTACCACCAACAAATCCTAATAAAAAGTTTTCCAAACCTTCTTCGCTACACATTGCGGTTAAAGCTATTTTACCTGCTTCTTCAAAAACTTGAGAATTACTCATAGTTCTTTCTAAACCATCTTTTATTCTTTTTTCTTGCTCACCTTCTAATCTAGCTACTTCTCTGTTTATTATTGTTGTACCTAATTGAGCCCACTCTGTTATACCCTCTCTACTACCAGAAGTTGTTATAGTGGTTAAAAGTCTTAAACCTCCAGGTTTCATTAACTTTATAGAGTTTGATATACCTGTTATACCTATTTTTTCTAAAGCTAACTCAGCAAAACCTAAAACTAAAGGAGTTATAAACTCTTCTTGTTCTGATCTTATTAATTTTTCAATTGCATCCATCTCTGATAACTCAGGGTATAACGATCTAGCTTTTTCTCTATTATACTCAACGTATTTTGGTGTAACTATTTGAGGGTACAAAGAAACTCCTCTTGTTGCTATAGCTGGAAGCATTGTTTCTAAAAGACTTGATATTGCTAAAAACACAGAACCTATAAACATTGAAGCATCTTCTTGTTTGTAACCTTGAACAAAAGAAACTTTTGGTTTTATTTTTTTAGCTTCTAATTCAATAATTTTTTCAAATTGACTTAACTGCCAAGCTCTATACTTGTAACCAACTTCTTTTCCAGATCTTTTGTAAACAACCTTCCACCCGTTTTCTATTCTTTTGTTTGATAAACTTTGCAAGTCTTCAATGTTTCTTCCTACGGACTCTTTATCAAGTCTACGCATCACGTTTAAATCTACAGTTTCTCCTTGCGGTGAAACCCAATGAACACCTCCGTCAGCGTCAAAAGTTGAATTATCTATTCCAAATGGGTTTTCGGTGGAAAAACCTAAATTACCACCTTCAATATCCATTTTTATTAAATTCTCTATATTATCGTAATCTGAAGAACCTTTAGTAATCTCAGATATTTGTTTGTTTGTTAAAAGTTTTGTTGTATAATATGATTGCTTAAAACTTAAAGGTATGTTTTTCCATATAGTTGAAACAGCTTCAAGACTTTCTTTTATTTCACTTTCTTTTGTAGCATCAACACCTATTCTAAGCATTTTAAAGAAAAAATTATTACCCATAAACTTTTTTTCTTCATTTACTTCTTCTTCTTCTTCTTCTTTTTCTTCTTCCTCAAGCTCTTCTGTTTCTTCTTCTTCTGTAAACTCACCATCATCAAAAAACTCATCAACATCTGACTTGACAGTGTTTGTATTTTCATCCCAATATTGTGAGTCATCAAATACTTCAACAACTTCTATTTCTGGCCCTAAAACAACTCTTGTGTTATCTGGCTCAGCAACTGGTAATGTTTTAAAATCATCGTTAACCTCTTGTTCAACAGGATCGCTTAATAAATCTGCTAAAGTTGTACCTTTATAAACATTAAAACTTCCAATTTTTTCTTTAATTGTTTTTTCTTCTTCAACAACTTCTTCAACAACTTCTTCTTCGTTAGCTTCATTATTAAATTTTTCGTTAGTAAAAAAAGGTTTTATTTCTTTTGGTACAGGAGCACCATAAACATAATCAGTATTGCTTGTAGTTTGTTCTATTTCTTTTTTAATAGCAGGAATATTTTGTTGTATAACGCTTTGCTCAACATTATCTCTTTCCATATTAGCAATAACCTCAGCTAGTTTTATTTGCTGTGGTGTTAAATTTTTTTCTAATAAATTTTCCTCTATTTTTTCCGCCATATTAAGATATTGAATATTTTTCCAACAATTGTTTTGGTGTAAGCTGCTCAGAAGTGTCAATTTGCTCGTTTACCATGCTCATTTTATGCTCTGTCTTAAGTTTTTGCTTTAACCAAAAGGAAACTTCATCTTTAAGTCTATTTTCATTAAAATTAGGACTATCAACATCCATCCATGTAGGATCTTCGTTTTGGTTTACATCTGTGTATTGCTCTACAAAAGAAGGTCCTGCAAAATTATCCCAAGCAAAAGACAAAATATTTTCTTTTGAATCTAATAAACTGTCAACAGCTACACTAGTGTGATACTCGTTAAAAGGTTTTCTTTCTCTTGCGTCGCTAGCAAGTTTAACAGCTTGTTTTCTAAAGTCAGCAAATTTTTGTTCTGGTTTTAAAAATACATTAGTAAACATGTCGGAAGATTTAACTTGCTCGCCATCAAAATCAAATACAATATCAGCAAAAGTAGAACTTCCATCTGCGTTTACTTCTATTTCTGGCATGACTATTTGAAACAAATCATTTCTTTCAGAAAAAATTGCGTTTTGTACAAACTTGTTTTTTCCAGAAGATCCTTTTGAAAAGTTACGTCTTGTAGATTCACCTCCACCGTTGTTTTCAATCCACTCTGCTTTTTTATCTATTAAGTTGTTTACTTTTTGAGTCAAACCTCTTAAGGTGTTTATTGAGTCATTTATAACTCTACCACCAGCACCACCTTCTTGCTCAATTCTCATTGCCGCGTCGTCTTTTATGCTTTTAGCATATTCAAAAACTTTTGAATTAGCTTGACTTCCTAAAATGTCTAATTTTTCATCACCAACAAGTGAAGAGTTTGATATGTACTTGTCAACATCTTGCTCTATGTTTGGGTTTTGCATTTGCATAGCTAATAACTTGTCTTCGTAATCTTGTGGTTTAGGTGTTTGAAAAAACAATGGAGTTTTTCCTTTGTTAGTAAACCTTCTTCCAAAATAGCTAGAAGACTGAGCTTCAAGAGGTGAAAAATAATTCCCTTCAACGCGGTTTGAGTGTGTATTACCTCTTCTAATTACATTTTCATTTTCTTTAAAAGTATTAAACTCATCTTTGTTCATTGTTTTATCATTGAACAGTCCAGGTTTTTTAACTCTGTATAAAATTTCGTTTGCCTCGTCTAACCTACCTTCTTGTTTTAATCTTTTTCTAGTGTTTTCATCATACCTAAATTTATGCTTTTTTGAAAACAATTTTCCTTTTTTTGTTACTTTATACTTGTTTTTAGATTTTTTATCTTTTGATTTTTTACTATCTACATTGGTTTTTTCAACAACATCTGTTTTATTATCAGTATCTGTAGGGACACTATAGTCAATAACTTCTTCTTCAGGCATATCAAAAAGACCATCTGAGTCGTTGCTTTCGTTATTTTCATTTTCATCTTCAACAAAATTTTCTATGTTATCACTATCAAAATTATCGTTGTTTATAGTATTTTTAGTATCATTTTTTTTATCTTTCTTTTTTTTCTTTTTTTGTTTAGGGTTTATGATACCCTTAGACAGTCCACCAACAGCAGTTCTAGCCATCATTTTATTAGCATCGCTAAAATCAATTTCAGGAGTTCTTGTTCCACCACCAGTTCTAGTGTATTTGTTTACTCCTTTATAGTTTTCTATTAAAGTTTGATTTATTTGCAAAGGACTAGGTGTTTTTGGTTTTTTATGACCCCAACCTTTTTTCTTTAATTTCAAGTGCTCCGCATTAGTGTCGGCCATTTCTGACTTACCATCACCGTACATCATGTGTTTTTCAAATTTCTTTGCCATAGTTATATTGTTTTATTGAGGTCCTTGAAAAAATGTTTGAGCTTTTGATCCAAATGCTCCGGCTTGGCCAGCGCCTATACCTGCGCTAGCTAAATCACCAACACCACTTGCAATTTGCTGACCTGCTCTCTGCCTAGCCTCGTCTGATTCTTTTGATCGTTGCATCGACATACCAAACAAAGTTTCCGCTTTATCTCTCTTTAAATTTCTAGAATAAACCTCACCTCTTCTTTCTAATCCTTGAATTTTACCAGCTTCTTGTTGTTTTAATTTTTGATTTTGAGATTCTTGCATACCTATACTAGCAGAAGCACCTCTTGCTTGATTAGCCCCAGCATTGACCATAGCTTGTATGTTACCAGCGTTGAAGTTACCACCCTGTTGTATACTACTAAGCATGTTAGATTGTTGCTGCTGCGCCATGTCTTTTTGAAAGTTTGCTTGTTGAGTGTTTACTGTAAGATCCTCCATAGTGTTCTCCATGTTTAAATATGGATTACTAGTGTCTAAACTTTCATAAGCATCTCTACGCATTTGAAGCTCTGCGTTTGCGCTTTTTTGCTCTTGTATTCTTTTTTTACGACCAGACAAAGCCATAGCTATTTTTGTCGCTCCAGAAACAGCTGCTATTCCTACTACTAAAAAACTCATAAGCTATTTTTTTTTGTTAATATATTTTTCATATTCTTTATAGTTTTTAGAAACTATTTCAGCTTCTAATTTATTTAAGTCTTGTGTGTTTGAGGGGTTTTTGTGTATATTTACAAATATACTTTCTTCAATTGCACATATAACTCTTTTAACACCTGGCGTTGACACAACGTAACAAGGCGATACAAACTCTTCCTCTGTTTCCTCTGTTATAACAAGAATCTTTCCTGTTAATAAAAACCAAGCATGTAAGTGATTGTGTATAGCACCAACAACAACAGAATCTTTTTTCATACTCATTTGCCTAATATATATTCCATCAGCAAACGAATGTTTCAAAGGAAACTGTTCACACCTAACAATATTTCCTTTATCACTAATTATATTAATACCATCTGTGTTATTAATTAATACGTTTTCTAACTCTAATATTTTTTTTCTAGAAACTAAACTGTTTGTTGACATAATATAATTTAAGTATATATTATAGTTACACTTTTTACAGTTTATTTACTACTTTCAAAGTAGTCACAGCCAATACTATAAAGTTCAGATTTTATATAGGAAGTGTTTATTAACTTTGTTTCAGCGTAATAACCTAAAATACTGGAAAGATTGACAGAGTTGTTTTTAGAGAAACTTATAAAGTCAGAAGTAGTTGGTTGTTGGCCGTTTATAAGGTTTGTGTCACAGATTAAAACCCAAGTTCCACTTGTTTTTGAGATAGATATAACTCTACCTATTTCTATAACTGTTGATTGAGCAGATGTAGCAAAACCAGCTATAGAAGTTGTTGGACTAAAATAAGCCGTGTCACCAACTTGACAAGAAACGTTAAGTTCTACGGTTGATGGGAATGTTAATGTTATTTGTGGCATTGTTTATTAATTTACGTTAATTAATGTATCTAAAGCTACAGCATATTCAACGTCAGCAGCACCAACAGTACTAACGTTTAAATCTCCACCCATGCTTACGTTTGGTTTATTTGTTTCTGCGTTAATACCGTTAGACACTATTTTAAAGTTTGACATTTCCCAAGCCCAACCGCTAGCACTACCACTAACAACTGCCATTGCTGTTACAATAGCTTCGCTATTATTTTTTGTATCAACAATTGTAAAAGTTTGGCCAACATCACCGTTTACTTCAACTTTCCAAGTTTTAGGTAGTGGTAGTTCAACAAAGCTAAACGTAATATCAGAAGGCATTGTTTCAGCAACCTCGTTAAAAGTAAGAGTTCCGTTAGCAACATTACCACCAGTTGTTGAAGTTGATAGCTCAAAAGCTGTATCTCCAGTTATTGACGAAACAGTTGCACCTGATGGTATACCAGTTCCAGTTACAGACATACCTGCTTCAATTTTTCCATTATCATCATCATGAGTGATTGTAGGATCGTTGTTGTAATCACAAGTAGCATCCGTAAAAGCAAACGTAAATGAAATTTTTAAAACTCTTGTAGCTTCTGATGATAGAGTTACAATGTTTCCAGCAACACCATCTGCAATGTTTGCAGGCATTTTAGTTCCAAACCTACTACTTATAGTTGCTACATATGATTTTGTTGAAGTAACTTGTGGAAAAATAATATTGTGAACTTTAGTGCCATCATCACCAACCTCTGCATCTATTTGAGTTGCAGAAGAGGTAAAAGTATCATCACTACTATCATAAGTGTTACTACCTTCTACAATTTTTATAGAATATGCCGCGCCAACATCTCCACGAACAACAATAGCTCTTGAATCTCCACCAGCACCGTTTATACTGTAACTAGGAGTAGTAACATTGTAAATTGATTTAAAAAATGTTGTGTCTTTTTTTGAAATTAAAGCTGGGTTTACGTTTTCAACTTCTCCACCAAGCTCAGCGCTAGATTCGTTGCTAACAATACTGTTTAGTGGTAGTTTAGGTGATAAAGGAGAAATACCTTCACCTTTAGTGTCTTCGTTTGTTTGTATTTGATATTCGTAAAGATGACCTAAAAAAGCGTTACCTCCCCAGTTTGGATCTAAAGTTCCACCTAAAGAAGGGTTTGTATAATAAACCTCAATAGTTCTTGAAATTTCTTGTCCGTTGTTATTAAATATTTGATTAGTTGTTACTACGTCAAAATACGGTAACCAATCAGCTAGACCATAGCTAGTAAACTGTTCCATTTCGTTTATTGAAACAAAGTGAAAACCAGATACTGTTGCAAAAGTCTGAGTTAATAACAAGGTTTGAACACCATCATCAACAAATCCCGAAACATTTGTTTTTTGAGTGTTGTTAAAAGTAAGATTGCTGATAGAAGAGTTTATTAAATTTGGCCCAACAACAGGTAATATTGTATAATCACTTGAAATAAAGCTTGTCCATATTTCAAAAGAAGCTGGATAATTTATGCTTTGAGCCAAAGAAGGCTTACCATCTATGTCTATGTTTAAAACTAAATCATAAGACGGCATGACAAAGCCGTTTGCAAAATAAACATAAACTAAGATATTATTTGACGGGTCTCCAACAGGAGAACCAGCGATGGTATTAACTAAAACAACATGATCTACTTCAGGTGGTAAAGTACCAACGCCAGTTGCTCCAGAAGGAAGAAGTGGACTGCTAGTGCTGTGAAAGAAATAGCTTATAAACTGACTTGAACCACTACCAGCAGTTGTTGTATTTGTTGGTGTAAAATTACTTATTGTAAAGTTTTCACTAGAAACAGCAAAACCAGCATTTGGTGTTATAGTTAAAATTACATTACTTGGTAATAGACCATTTACAATCGAATCACCGTTTTGCTCAGTTGTTAAACTTGAGCTTATTGTATAGTTTGTTGATGAACTGTGTCCCATAGTTATTTATTAATGATCAGTTGGATCGTCTTGTACTGTTAAAGTAAAGTTATTAGTGTTTGAGTCTGGTATTAACTTAGTACAAACATTCCAAACAATATTGTCATTGACGCTCATAGCGGAGTTAGGCATAGTAAACGATATAGTAAATGTTGCGCTAATTAAGTTTTGATTAGAATCATAAACTAAGTTTGTTTGCTGCACGTTGTAGTTTGTTAAACTAGAAGTAGCGTTGTTTGTAATTATAGAAAAAGTCGGTATTGAAACAAACATGTGACCCGTGTTAGCAGATATTACTTTAGTGTAAACAGGGTTTATATATGTACCTATTAAAGTTTCACCTGAAACATCGTTTGTTGTTTGTCCGTTTGTGGTGTTAAACGAGTTGTTTGTTATGGTAGTGTTTGACGTTGGTGCCGGTATGTTCGCTAAAGTGTTAGACCAAGTAAAGTTATAGTTTAACTCACTGCTCCACTCTGGATTTGGGTCACAAGGTGATATAATATCTAGCCACATAAATCTAATTCTAGTTGGTTCTTCAGCAAGTATACAACTTTCGTCATCAATAGTTGCTAGTGGATTGTAATTTAAAGCTGTAGAGTTTGTACAACCGTAAACAGGTGTTGGACCATTGTGGCTAATAGCAGAAGCCATACCAATTCCTTGGTAAGAAAACTCTCTACTATCAAGATTACTAAGTGTTGTAGTTTCCCCATACAAATAGTTAAACCATTTACCTTCTTTTTCTATAAACTCTTTTAATTTTCCAGTTTGCTGATCTGTTTGTACACTATCAACGTACCATCCTTTTTTAGCACTTAAATTGTAAAACTCTCCATCATTATAAGTAACACCTCCAACTACAGCTGTTTGAAACAAATCAATTTTAGACTGTGTACCCTCGTAGTTTAAAGTGTTAAAACTTTTAATAGAACTAGGTTGTTCGTTGAGCAAAACAGTTACACTGGAAAAAGCATTATTAGAATTATTTGCTGATGTTTCGTAGAAATTATTTGTTTCTAAATTGCTGTGGTGCAAGTATATATCACCTTTGTTAAAAGTGTAATAGTTGTTGTCTAAGCTTAAACCACTTTCTTGAACAAAAGATTTAAAAGAAGTCCAACCTTTTGATTTTTCGCTAAAACTAACAGTTGTACTTACTTTAGGTTTGTACGCAACTTTAGTATCTATTGGTTTGCCATTTTTGTCAACACCAGTATCACTTAAAGTTATGTTGTATAAAGATTTTCTTTTGTCATAACTACCTATTAACTCTGTTGCCAAAGGCATGTTATCTCTAAAGTAATCTACCATACCTTGTTTAGATATAACGGTCAAACCGTCTTTAGATAATCTTAAAACAGCACCTCTAGCTTTGTCTGTAAAATATGCTCTAAAGTTTTCTTGAGCAAAAGATTCTGGGTTTTTAGATATACCATATTCCCCACTAAAAGGATCAGCGGTTCCTAAAACTTTATTTGTTGCTGTCAAGTTTACGTTTCCATCAGCGTTAAACAACGCGTCTTTGTTTGCATAAATTTTTAAAATTTTATCTTCACAAAAAGCAACAACATTATTATCTCTAGAAAATAGTTTTTGTATAGAACCGTATTGATTGTTTAGTTCTTTTGTGATGCCGCTTGATGCTATAAATTGGTTCAAATTGTTAACACCATTCATAGAGTTGTATATACCTGAAAATATTAAACCTGAAGCTCTATGTTCTTCTTTGTAAGGTTCTCCTAAAACTGTAGATGCTTTAACTCCTTTACCAAGGACTGTTTGATTAAAATCATCTCTAACTCTATCAGACTCTATGCCTTGAGGAAAAGAAAAGCAATTGCTATAAGCTAAAGTCATGTTTTGATTACTTACGTCTTTGTAAAAAGAAATTACAGTTGCTTGAGTTAAGCCAGAAACTTGTGTTGATGTAATGATTGATTTTAACTTTGCTGTTACTTTTCCGCCGTCGGACTTTGTAAAAACAATAATTTCTCCTTGGCTAAGCGAAGTTATAGAACCTGTTAAAGTAACCTCGTTGTTGCTCCAGCTTTCAACCGCGCATCCACTAGTTACTGTTGCTAGGCTTGATGATAAAACAGAAACCTTTGATCCTATTGCTGCAAACATTTCGTTGGTGTCGCTGTTTAAAACAGTTGGAAAAGTAGCACTTGCTTCATAATACACGTCTAGATCAACATCTTCTCTAGGTTCTGTTTCCCAGACACCAGGGTTTGTAGTAAACTTAGCAGACTCTGAAGGACTACGTCTAACTAATTCAATTAAACCCGCTTCGGTACCATCGTGCCTTAAGTCTGTTGGGTAAAACGAACCAGCTCCAACACCACCTGTTCTTACTATTGGTGGTTCTATTTTTAAAGACCATTTGTCTCTAAAACACGAACCGTTCCATCTATTAGATGGGTTTAACGATGCTACTGGATGTTGAAACGGAGGCGATGGATTTAATGTAGTGTAATTTCTAATACCATGTTCATATCTAACATCTTTTATTGTGTAAATAGTTTCTTCAGGATCTGCTGAAAATCTAAAAGTAGTTCCTATTTGAAAAAACTCTTTTGAAAAAGCGTAATCTTCTGCTTGAATATCTTGACCATGTTGACTCCATAATTTTGGAGCATCTCCACCACTAATAGTGGTTCCGTAGCTAAATCTTTCTGGAGTAAAACCTACCCAAGATATATCTATTCTTGAACCCATAGCCTCAGAGGTGCTACCACGATATATTCCTTTTGGTTCTTCTGCTCCAATAAAGTTTCCAAAACCCTCTACTTTTCTACCATGCTTACTAACTAAAGTGCTATTTGCATCAAAAATACTTCCAAGAGTGTCATAATCTTTAGTTGCTAATGTACCAGCACCTGACAATAAAGGTGGATCAGAAGTAATAGTGTCATCGTCAATAAAAAAACCACTACCATTACCATTTCTTAAAAACTCTGACATTTCCTTCCAATATTTATGACCTTTATGAAATAAGCTATCATCAATCTCATCATGATCTTGACCACCAAGTTTACCAAAGTTAGAACCTCCCCAATCAAAATTAAAATTATTAGTTCCATAAGCAGAAGTAACATTAGTCATACCAGCGTTTCTTGGATGATCATCAACTGCTTTTACATATCTAAACTGTCTAGCCGCATAAATTTCTTGATCTTCTTTACCCGCTGGACCAAGAACTCTTTGCTGTATTAAAAGATCATTTTCTATTTTAACAAAAAATCTACCATCAAATTCAGGTTTGTTTTGTACTTCATACTGTATTAGCTCTAAAGAAATACCAGAAATTCTATTAGCATAAGTGCCGTCAGTAGAAGTAAAATCAACATCGTCACCTAAAGGTTCTGAAAGCTGTATTTTGTAGTTACCACCAGCACCAGTGTTTGAAATGTTTACAATTTCGTATTCTACACTAGACCTGTTGCTGCTGTGAATTTTTAAAAACAAATCGTCTTTAAGGTGAGGTGATTTTGGGTTTACAGTACCACTAGCGTCTATATCTACTAAGTTACTATTATTTAAACCACTGTAAGTAACTTCTACGTATACAAATCCAGCAAGTGGAAAACCATCACCACCGTTACCAATACGAGTTTTAGCCGTGTTGTCAAATACAAATCCTAGAGATTTTTTTGTTTTCTTTATAAAATCAGGCGCTTCGTTTTCTATAGCTAAAACCTTATATCTACCAAAATCATCAGCAACAGATTTATTACTATCGTGTGCTTTTTTAAGTATTAAATAAGTTTCTTCATTAATTTTATTTCTTTCTGAAGAAGAAAAAGACAACCATATATTACCATCTAAAGCATTATACCATCTATCCATAGCTAAATTATAGTACTCATTAGAAGGCTCTTTTACGTAAAACTTAAAAGCTTTTGCCCATGTTGGTGCTGTGTTTGTTAATTTAGCTGTTAACTTAGTATTGTTATCACTAAAAGTTTTTGAAACCTTGTAAACACCGTTTTCAGGCCCAACTAAAACTGGTGTTTCTCTACCTTGACCATCTAAATAAACAACGCCTAGCTGATAATTTCTCATCGACTTAACAGATTTTTCTGCATTATCTACAAAAGCTTCAAAACTGTTAACCTCTAAAGATGTTTCTATATCTATAGCTGTATCATAATCGTAGTTCTGGGTATAATTACCATATAACAACCTGTTACCTGTTACTTCTTGAGATTTAGCTTTTTTTGGTACAACGTCAAAAGGTCTTAAAAATTGATCAGAAGGTAAAACAGCATGTATCATTTCTGTGTCAATAACCAACTCACCTCTATCTACGTAGTAGTTAAAATTATCAGGCCAAACAGGGTGAGGGTCTGAAGGTTTAACTGTTTTTACAGTGTATATATTTGTACTGTTTGATTCTTTGTATAAAATATCTATTTCAACTACATCACCGGGTCTTGAAGCACCTGTTCCATTTTCAGCACCAGGTTCTGGTACGTATTTTTTTAATTTTAAAGTTTTTAAATGATTAGCCATACCCTTGTTGTGGCCGTGTTTTGGTTCGTAATTAAAACTTCCAGGTAAAAAAGCTACTTCAGACCAAGGTGCAAAAGCAGAATACTCTCCATCCGTGTACTTGTACCTATAACTAAATTTAGGAAATTTAAATTCAAATATAGATGGTTTTTCTTCTAGCAAACAAAAAAATGTTTCTCCATTAGCAACAAAGTTTAAATCTTGACTTACTGCTAATAGCTTAAACTCAAAAATACCTAATTGTAAATTACTAGGACCGTTGTTTTGAGGCACTCCACTTACCTGAAGTCTTGCCTTATATTCAGTGAAGTTAGTTGCACTTGCCGAACCAAGTTCATTTGTAAGAATTATTACATCACCTAATCTAAAATCAGGAGCTTGGTCAAAAGTAATGTTTATTGTTGTTGAAGTAGCGGATCCAACCGCTGGTTGAAGAAGAGTAGTTGAACTAGAGTAAAACTGAATTAGAGCTGTAGCGTTTGTTCTGTTGGTAACACCAGTAATTGGATTAGCTCTATTGTATGTTGTTCTAGACATTTCTAACTCTAAAGTAGATTGAGGTGCTGGTCTAAGAACTGTTAAGTGTTGTTGTTCAGCAAATATTGGGTTTGTAAGTAATCTGTTAGCAACAACTTTGTAACCAGTTGTTTGTGAAGAATCTTCTATAACAAGTCTAGTGTGATAATTAAAATTGTCACCAGTAAAAGTATTATTAGGGTTTGAGTTTAAAACAACATTACCACCTGTACCTTTTATTGATCTTATAATGTTTATTTTTTTAGGCTCAGTATTACCATCTGTCCAGAACAACATGTCGTCAATTATGTTTATACCAGTAACAAGATAAGTTCTTGAAAAATTCAAAGTTCTTCTAGCTTTAAAAACTATAACATCATTAGCTAAAGTTTGTAATTTTTTGTTTAAAGTTATTTTCCAACTGTTAGTTGTAGAGTCGTATTCAGGATCTCTATCAACAACTATATCATCATTAGCGTTAATCGAAACACTGTTAAACACTCCAGTTATACTCATGCCTTTTCTAATTCCAGTAACGTTGTTTGTACTGCTACCAGCTCCAAGACTTATGTACAAAAACTTAACAGCACCACCATTAGAAATGTTTATTTTTGTTTTAACTCTCCAAATGTCTACAAAAACATATTTATTTGTTTCTGTTATAGGATCATACTCTACTATCATATCTCTTGTAACACCTTCAGATGTGTCAGAGGGATCATTATGTATTAAAGAGTATATTTTATTTGTTTGTATATCAGCTATTGAAGCAATGGTAAAAGCGGTTGTTGATCCTGTTACGTCAGATTTTTTAGTATTTCCTAATGTTGTTTGTATAGTCCCAATGTCAGAGTCTTCTGAAGTTGAAACCTCAATGTTCATTGCATCTCTATATTCACCATTTGGAACTAATCTTTCGTCAAGATCTTTATTCATTCTACCTGCGGTAAAATTGCGCTTTAACTCTGGCATATACTAGTGTTTTATTTGTTTAGACTTACCTCTCATTACTTGAGCTATTTCTTCTAGTTTTATATTTGATAGTCTTAATTTGGCTTGTCTTGTAGCTGCAAACTTTTCTTTTTTAAACCTTCTAACAACATGTTCTTGTATTGTAGGTGAAGTTGATACTATAGAGTAAGCTATAAACTTATACATAGCTTCTTCAGCAAACTTATGCACAACTTGATCTCCATCTGCACCCAAGTTATCACTAACATATTTTAAAGTAACTGTTTTTCCATTAATATTAGAGCTAAAATGTATATAACCATCAACATTATCTATAAAAAAACTACCATTCATTTGTGCTTGTTGTGGGGATAAACCAAATCTACCGCTATGAATGCTATCAGTAACATCTGTGTCCGAGTCAAGGTTTGAAAGTTCGTTAGGTGAGTTTAGTTTAAAAGCTGCCCAAGTGTCTGACTCAGCTTGGTATTGAAGCTCATCGTTGCTTAAAGTATAAGAACCATCAACCGCGCTTTGTACAATCGCTTTAGGGTTACTAGTATGCTGCGCTGGGTATAAAACGCGCTCTACACCTCTTCCATCAACCCAAGTTAACTTAACATAGTTAACGTAATCTTGAGGTAACATCATTTTTAAAGATGGTGGAACTTCTATTTCTTGAGATTTTTTAGACCTCAAAGTATCATAACTTAATTCAGCTAAAGCTCTTTGAGCATAAAACGCAACATCTGTTCTTTTTACCTTGCCTATTAATTTATTTTCTCCAACATAAGCAATTAAAAAATTGTTAATTATATCCTTAAGAGAAGTGTATTGATAGCCTCCAAGATTTCCACTTGCTTGGTATTGAGCTTGAGTTTGATTGTCTAGTAATCCCATTTATTATTGTTTTTCTTGTTGTTGGTTTTTAGCCTCCATGTTAGAGGCTACTTGTACTAAACCTACTTTATTTATAGTTATACCCGCTAGCTCTAATATATTTATAACTAAACTTTCTTCTTCAGATGCGTGAAGTTCAAAGTCAACTGCTAAATTAGAATTAAACAAAGCTTTTTCACCAACAACCACGTAAGCCCACTCTGCTTTTGTTGGTTTTTTAATATAGTTAACACTAACATTGTCCATGCGGTTACTTGCGGCCATTGTTGTTGGGTATATTTCTATATCATATACTGTGCTATTTGCAGCTCTTACATATACTGGTCTTTCTAATGTTGGCGCTGTTAAGTTAGAATTTAACAACAAGTTTATTTCGTTAGTGTTTACTTTTTCTACAACAACAGAATCTTCAAAACTATTACCAAACTGTAGTTGTCCTAATCTATAAAGATCAGTTGGTAACTGACCTAAGTTGCTATTGTTACTAGCTAAATCTTGACCGTACTTTTCAAACAAACTTATTTTTTCTTCTAGTATACTTACCATATCAGAATAGGTAGTACTGTTTCCTTTTGACGTAGCTTGAAATTGATGTATATCATAAAAATATTGCTCAAATATATTCATCTGGGCTTGATTAGCATGTAGATTAAACTCTTGAGGTGTTATGTAACCTCTTTGTTCTTTGTTAGCCAAAGCTAAAACTCTTTGATATACTGTATCTATGTTTACCGCCATATTTCTTTTTGTTTTGTAGTTTGCAGTCGCCCCGTAGAGCGACCGCTTCTACAAGGTTTTTACTTCAATTGTTTTTCTATGTTTGTGTATATTTCCATACCTTCATCAGTTTTAAACCAAGCGGCTAAAGCTGAATATGGATGCTCGTCAAATGGTACATTCATTAGTTTTCTATCGTTAGATCCCCAAGTAAATGTTCTTTGATCTGCTGACAACTTTAATATTCCCATTTCTGTTGCTTTAATACCAAAGTTTCTAAGAACAACATTTTCATCATCAACTAACTCTAAGAACAAACCTGGATTTCTTTTAGCATATAATAATAAATCCCTTTTAAGCTCTTTAGAACTCATCTCTGATACTTTAGAACCAACCTCAACACGCATGATAGCTTCTGCCATATCAATGTCCATGTTCATTGCTTCGTTTAAAGCTTCTATTTCTGTTTCTATAGACGCTACTTGATCAACAGCAATATCTTGAGGTTTGTGTTCATAATAAACTTGTCCTTTATGCGGGTGATATAAAGAAAGTAATTGTTGTAAAACTGTTTTTTCTCTTTCTACGAACAAAACACCATCTCTAAATATAACATGGTCTGCTCTTTTATCTCCTTTCATTTCGTCTACAAAGTTTGTTCTTTGATTAGTCGTACATTTTAACTCTCTTTCGTATCCTTTTTCTTCATCAAAATAATAAATGTTTGATGTTTTTAAAACATAAGATAAAGGCTTTACATCCCCTGATAATTTGTATAACCTATCTTTTATTTCCCAAGTTGGTTTTTTAGGTTCAACTTTTATTTTTGGTTTTGGAGTTTCCATAACCGGTGTTACTACTTTTTCTACGTGCTCATCTCCAGGATCTCCCTGGTATGAATCTTTTGTTTTTGTTTTTTTAGCCATAATATAATATAATATAAATTAATAAAATAAAAGGACCGAGGCCGAAGCCCCGGTTCTTTAATAAATAATGCTTATTTCATCATCATGAAATTGTTAGCACCCTGTACAATAAGACATCTTTCTGATAAGAAGTGAATTCCCATCTTATCAATATCAGAAGTAGCAGCTCCAACAGATCCAGTAGTCCAAGTTTTCATTTTTCTACTTTCTAAATTAGAAGCTCTATATCTAACGTGTAAGAATGGTCTTTTTAGGTTTTTACCTAATTGTTGATCATAAACAGAAGATACACCAGCTGGGATAATAACACCTCTAACAGCTCCAACAGTGTCTTTATCATTGATAGATCCTCTAGTTCCTTTGTCGTTTAGATATTTCCAGTCAGACTTGTAAAAGTCGTAAGAACCTCTTCTAAAACCAGAGAAACCTAAGTTTAACGCCATGTCTTCTTCGTTTTCAAAAACTCCAAAAGAAGCACCACCTGCGTAACCACCGTTAACAGAAGCTAACATATCGTCAAAAGCAAGAGATGTTTTTCTGTTTAAGAATAACATGTTTTCTTCAATAGAACCTTGCTTATCAAACTCAGCTAGTATTAAATCAAACTCAGCTAAATCTGTAACAACGTCAACTCCATCAACTCCTGTAGTAATGTTACCTCTACTTTCAATAGCAGCAAACATACCTTCAGTACCAACAGAACCACCTGCGTTATCTAAATAAGTATCTACAACATTGTCGTTAGAACCTTTTACTGATTCAATCATTGACATTTCTAAGTAGTCGTTAAAACGAGCTCTAGTATCACCTTCAGCTTTTAAGTACCATAAGTAACCATTTTGTCCTTGCTCACCTGAAACTTCAACCCAACCGATTTTAGATGTATCAGAACCTGACACTTCGTAGTAATCTTTAATTATAATTGGCTTGTTGCTATAAGACTTGAAAGAAGGCTCGTTAGCTGTAGTTTGACCAGCAGTTCCTTTTGCAAATTCAGAACCATAAACCATAATAACAGCAGTATCTGCATCAGCCATACCAATTCTAGTATCAGCTAAGTCATTAGAGTTATAAGGAGCAACAGTTAGTGTTTCAGCTCCTGGCAGCGCAGTGATTACACCTTTAACAGTTTTAGTTGCTGTTGATAAAATAACTGTATCACCAATTCTAATACCGTGAGACGCAGCAGCGTAAACAGCGTTAGTATCAATATGATCGTTAATTGTTATTAAATTACTTGCAGCAGTTGTAACTGTACACGTGTAAGTCAAGTGTAATCTACCTTGTTCAGACCATACAACTTGATCAGCTGCCATGCTCTCTTCAGCTCCTACTTGTGAAAGAAATCCTGAAATTGTTCTGTTACCGAAAACTTCAGCTTCTTTTTCCATAAGATCTGGTAAAAATTGTTGAGCCCACGTTGTGTCCGTAGTACCCGTAAAATCTAGATAGTTTGTATTTAACGTAGCTTTTATTGAAGCTGGCGTTACATTTAAACTACCTCCTGGTGTTAATGCCATTTGTTTTTATTTTTAAATTTATTATTTATTTTTATTTTTGAACTTAAACTTAAAATCAGGAGTTGCATCATCTAGTGCTCTTACTTTTAAACCATCAGTTTCATTTGTACTGAATGATTGTCTAGGTGTCATACTTACGTTTTTAGATCTTGCAACACTACTTTTTAAAGCATCTGCTTTACCTTGTTCGTAAAAATGACTTGCAACAGCATCTGGATTCATGGCTGCGTATAAGGATTTATGATAACCTTTAGCATCACTCATCAAACCGCTCTCTTTGTTAGTGAATTTAGAAACAAAATTGTTAATATCACTTTGAGAAGTTTTAACTTGATCAACATTTTTTACATTAAATCTAAACGTTTTGTCTGAAACTTTGAAGTCAAAACCTTTGAATTCATTTCCAAACACGTCATTTGTTTTTTGTAAAAATACAGATTTACCTTTTTCAGCAGCTTTGTTGTTTGCTTCTGATTCTTCGTTGTACCTATTAAAGAAACTTATAGCATCTTGTTGATCTTGCGTTAGCCTTGATCCAGCTTTGATTTCTTCATAGTATTTAGACTTTTGCCCGTCTAAGTGGCGAGTAGCATCGGCAACTTGCTCTTTTAATGCTAATTTTTTTCTTCTTATTTCTCTTTCGTTATCATTTTCTTCGTCATAAGAAAATTGATCTTCCATTAAGAAACTAATTTCTTCATTATCTAAATGCGGTTTTGTTTGTTTGTAAAACTCTCTTAACAATGTATCATTGTCTAATTTAGAATAATCTTGATTAATGTTTACGTAATCTTCTAAAGTACCTCCAGTTTCATCTATAAAATCTACAACTTTTTGTAAATTTTCAGGTAAAGGTTTACCAGTTTGTTGAGCTTCAGCCACAGCTTCTTCAACTTGTTCAGTTAATTCTTCTGCTTGCTCTTTAACTTCTTCTTCTTCAGTTATTTCTTCTAATACTGGCGTTTCTTCTTGTGTTTGTTCTTCCGGTTGTACTTCTTCTTGTTTTTCTGTGGACTCGGCATTATCAAGCTCTGTAACCACTCCCTTGTCGACAGGGTTATCTTCTTTAACTTCATTTTCTTCTTTTGGTGTTGGCGGTTTGTTTAAATCTACTTTGTAATCTTCTTCTGGAGTAAATTTTTTGATTTTCTTTTTTATTTTTATTTTGTCAACTTTATCGTCAACAATAGGTTTTTGCTTTGTAGTTTCTTCAACTACTTCATTTTTTTCTTCCATAATATAATATAATAATAGTTAATAATTTTTAAATACTTAAACCGCCTAAGTTATCATTACTTGCTGACTCAAAGTTTTTAGGTGGTTTTTGGTTATTTCTTTGATCAATCATCTCACTTTGTTGAGTTGCTTGAATTTTTGTTCTTTTGTCTTTACGATCTTCTTTCTGAGATTCTTTTGTGTTAGTAACCTCAGCTTCCATTTTCTTTAGTTGCATGTTTAACTGAAACTCGTGATCCATTAAATCTTTCTTTATAGCAGCTTCCTGTTCTAAAGCTTTAGAAGCTAAACCTGCTTTAGCTTCTTCTAGTTGCATTTGACTCATTGTAACAGCTTCATTTTTCTTAACCTCCATCATTGCAGCAGCGTTTTGAGCGTTTATATTTGCTTCTGATTGTGCTTTTATGTTTTCTTGCTGTATTCTTTGGTCTTCTTGTTTTTTCTTTTTACGTCTTATTTTTAGCAATTGATTAGCTAATTTAACATTTTTAATTTCTCTAAGATCTATTGCGTCTTCTAAGTCTATAGCTTGTTGAGCAACCGCAGCTTGTATATTGTTTTCTAGCATTGCTTTTTGTTCTTCGTCTGGACTTAACTCTATAAATATACCAAAGTCATACAAATAAAGCTCTGACATTTCTTTTAACGTGGCTACGTTGTGAGCTCCAACTTGTTGTATAAACGCATCTCTTGTTGGTGAGTATTCTAATATGTCAGATATTCTTAAAGATAAACAATTACAAACCTCTTTTGTTAAAAACAAACCTGATTGTAATATGTGTCTTGTAGCTGTGTTTGAATTAGCTGCTGCTAGTTTTTGAACACCAACCAAAGCGTTTTTATCTGGAGTGCTACCATCTCTAGCTTCGTTTAAACCAGTTACATCTCTTATCATTTGTAAATAGTAGTTGTAAGTTTGTATTAAACTTTGCATTTTACCACTACCAGATCCTGATTGTATTTCTTGTATAGGTATTTTACCTGGGTTCATATCTCCCTCAGAAGTAAATGATCTACCAATTATTGAACCTGTTTGAAAAAACATGTTCAAAGCTTCTTGTGGGTTATAATTTGTTCCATTACCTAAATCTATTTCAGCCAAACCATCAGCGTCTAAATATATACCATCTGGAACCATTCTAGATAAAACTTGTTGTAGCTTTAAATGTGTAAGCTGTATCATATCAGCAAAACCAGTTATACGGCCAACTAAAGACTCTATGTTTCCATTATAAATTCTTGGAGCGGTAATAGCGTAATTCATTTTTACTTTTGTAAAATCACTTTTAGGACGCATCATGTTTTTAGACATCTCCCACTTAAGTAGTTTTTCACTACCTAATATCATAGCGCCTTCATACAAACACTCTACTGATCTTTCTAGTTTTTCGTAATCTCCGTCTAAATTTCTAGGAGGATTAAATGTATCGTTTTTTTCTATAGCTTTTTCACCACCAGCCCCGGTTTGTTTTACTTTGTAAACCTCATTCATATAAGTTTTATAATTAAAATATAAAACTTGAACTTTATTATTATCGTCTTCGTTTAAATTATGATTAGTGTTGTGGTAGTTAGTTTTGTGATGGTTTTTGTTTTTAACTATGTCCTCTAAGTTTTCTTGAGAAAGATTAGGAAATTGTTTTACTAACTCGTTTATAGGTATCATTTTTACCTCGCCAACATAATATATGTCATCAAAGTAAGGTGATTCAGTATAAGAGTAAACTAAATCAGCTGGATCAACATAGTCTATAGTTACTCCTTCAGATGTATTAAAGTTTGTTTTAACAGCTCCAATACCTAACACAGCTAAATCGTAATAAAATCTTTTTTTAGTTAACTCGTAATCGTTACCTTCTAGCAAAACATTTAAAGCTTGTTCTTCTGCTATTTCTACAGCTTGCTTATATGTTAGTGACATGTGAAGATCTAGTTCTTCTTTTGAGTCTGGTAATTCTTCTTTATAATTGTTCAATAAAGACATACCAAAAGCTTGTTCAGTAAACTCGCTAATTTTTTTAGTTCTCATGTCGTTTAGTAAAGACTCCATATATTCAGTTCTTTTACTGACACCAAAAGGATCTTGAGAATATGCTCTTACATCATAAGTTCTATCTGCAATACCATTAACAACAATATCAACAAATTTAGGTATAATAGGTACTGGTTTCCAGTCTAAATTAAGATAAGATAAGTCACCGTTTATAGACAACTCGTCTTTATATTTCTGTACAGGTTGCTCTCCTCTAGCGTAAAGCCTTAACTTATGAAAATTAGTTTGGTTTGTTCTTGCTCTATTAGAACCTCTGTCTGAATAAAACCATTCATTTTCAATAGCTTTAGCAACTTTTAAGCCATAATCATAGCTCATTTTTTCCAAATCACTAACGACTTGGCTTGGGAAATAATTATTCATAAACGACTCAGCCATATTTATTCTTTGATTAATTTAGATGTACTACCATTGTTTGAATACTTAGCAATACTTATATTTAGTTTTGGTTTTTCTACTGTTGCGTTTGGTGCATATAAATGTCTGTTGTTAGCCATAATAGCTAAACCAGAGCTAATAGAAGCATCATGCTTTGTTCTTTTATTTATATCAAACCTTGACCAATCATTTAATAGCTCGTTAAAATAACAATCACCAAACGATCCATCTTGTTTCATGCCCACGTGAGATTGTATATACATTTCAATAGCTGCGGCATGAGCTTGTTTTATATCCTCGCTTGAGTTGGGTATTCCACCAACTTCTTTTTCTGCTACAGATAATTTGTTCCATATTTTATCAGGTCTGTTCATGCTAAAACCTCTATAACCTCTTCTTCTAAAATAATACAGTAGACGAGGTTTATTGTTCTCTGCAAGTATAGGCATTCCATAAAAAACACAAGCCATTAAAACATCTTCAAAAAACATTTCTGCGGTTTGTGGTCTTGCTAAGTACTCTAAGAAAAAGCTATTGGCTGGAGCATCTTCCATGCTAAACTTAGTTAAACCGTGTAAAGCACCTTTAGAACCAACACCATCAACAGTTCCTGATATATCGTAACTATCACAACCAAACGCACCCATATGTTCATTGCCTGGGTGTTTAACGCCTTTTTTTATTACAACTTTATTTTGAATGTGTACTGGTGGCACCCAGCTAACTTTAAACCTACCTTTTTTATCTGGGTAAAATATAACTTTAGAATCTTTAATACCGTTTACCCATTGAAAGTTTCCTACAGTAACACCTAAAGATCTAGTCATTTCTTCGTTGTAATCTATTTGCTCGTATATTTTAACTAGATTAAATATACTTCCAGCGGCTTCATCTCTAAACGCATGCTCAGTAGTTCTTGGAAACTGTCTGTAAAATTCGTTTAAAGCATCTTGATCACCTTTTAAACCATCAGCTTCATTTTGCCAGTTTTCTACAACACCTACGTCTATTAACTCTCCTTGGGGGTCGAAGACATCATGGTCCGGATTATCGAAGACTGGACTTCCGTGCTCATCAATAAATCCTTCATAGTTCCACTCCATTGGGATAAAAAGAGAATATAAACCAGACGCTGTTTGTCCATTTCTGTTTCGTTTTGTAACATCTGAAGCATTGTATAATTTTTTAAAGTTATCACCTCCTTTATCTAAAGCGTTTGATGTTGATCCCATCATACACTTACCTATAATTCTACTTCCTAGTCGTAGACATGTTTTTGTAACACGCCAGTTATTTAATATATTGTCAGGTCTTTCCCACTTACCACTTTCATCGTGTACTAAAAGCTTTAGTTTTTCACCGTCATAGCTATTGTCACCTGTATTTTTCCAGTCTATAGTTGTATCTAATCCTTGTATTTCTTCAAGCTTTTCGTTTGTCGTGATCTTCTTTCTAGTAAACTTAGACGCAGGTACTCGATAGGCAAGCTCTGATTTAGGTCGATCCATACCATCTTGAATAGGTGAAAAGAAAAACGGGTAGTTAATTGATATAGGTACAATTTTGTCGGTAAACATTTTCTTTGCATCAGAACCTGTTTTAGATAACACACCAAACCTTGCGTCTGTAGATATTGTAGCTTGATTAACTGTTTCAGCCGATGACATAAAAGAAAAACCAGATCTTCTGTTTTTAAGGTAACACATACCATAACATCTTTTATCTGCTTTGCAAGCTTCCCAGAATATATAAAACAATCTGTTTGCTTCTCTGAAGTCTGGTGCTCCTACGTCTATTTTACTCCATTGAAGATACATGTAATGAGTACCAGTGATGTAGGTATTCTTCCCATTATTATTAAACCAAAAGCCGTCATCTCTTCGTTTAAACTCTTCATCAATATAGTCGTGCCATTGCTCTTTGTTTTCTTCTGGGTAGTTTTTCCAGTCAAATATGCTTTTAAGTCTTGATAGTTCTTTAGGATATTGAAATTGTTTCCACTTCTTATCCTTGTTGCTATACACACTACTAGCTTTTGGCAGCGCAATTTTAAAGTTTTGTATTTCATATATCTCTCCTATTTGCCCTGTTCTAGATATAACAACAATATCATGTTCTTTGTTGTAACCGTACGCCCACTTCTTGCTTTTATTAAGTCTACTTATAGTAGTTAGCTTTACAGGTTCTACAACTTTATATAAACTTTGCTCGTACATTATTTAGATCTACCTTCTGCAAAACCTTTAAAAGCTTTTTTCTCTACCTCTCTAGTTTTGTTGTTTAATAAATCTTCTTC